TGGATAGCAGGATTGATGTAATCTCTCCCCTCTACCCAGCCGCCATTGCGAGTCCCGTGACCATATTGGAGAATTATAGCTATCGGAACTCCATTTTGAATATTTGAATTGTAAAAAGTGATCTTCGCCGTTCCATTACGGTTTACGATCTCGTAATACCAAGAACTTGCTGTGAGACCCGTATCGATAGGTGTAGCAGACGCAAGGGCTGCAACTCCTTCGCGACCATATTTATTAAGATCGCCAAGACGCACTACTTCTTTTGCTCTTTCTAAAAAGCGAGTCACCTTTGAGAAGTCGCCCTTGTGACTGAAACTTATCATTTACAGACCTCCTATCCAAGAAGTTGATTTACTCTTTTCTGTACCGCTTTATAATCATGGCCGGCTGCTTTAAGTCTGCTTATCCGCTCCTGACCACTTCCCCATTTCCCTTCTATTACCTCATGAGCAATTTGGTCGACGGTTTTCTTCTGGGAATATTCAGAAACTACTGATCCACTCTTTGTCGTGATGTATGTATCAAATCCGGCAATCTTTAGCTTCGCAGCCATTGCATCCGCATTCGCCTTATCGGCATATGCGCCTACTTGAATTTTATAGAGCCCATCAACTTTGACCATTATAGTCTCAAAACCAGAAGCCTTTACTTTCTTAAGCATAGCTTCTGCATACGGCTTGCTTCCGAAAGCACCGGTCTGAACGCGATAAAGCGTTTCCTCTGGAGTGACTATATGGGTTGTGCCGCCAAGTCTTGCTGTTACCTTAGAAGCTAAATCGCCCATGCGAGCATACATCCAGTCACCAGGGCAGCTCTTATTGGCAAACCAACGATGTACGGTAAGAATCATTTCGTTTGAATCAGGCTCATAGTTGAGTGTCTTCGCTTTATCTCCGAGCCATAGAAGTTTAGTTTTTCCATATCGCTTACAAATGTCTACACAAAGATTGATCAGCGTGGCATACACAGTATTGTTGAATGCATAGGGATGCGTAGCATCACTCGCACATTCGATTGTGATTGCGCGTTGGTCATTAGCATTGGAAGACGAGCACCAAGAACGATTTTTTTCCTCTACATACATGCCGATCCGCCCATCGTGACCTATGCCATACTGACAGGAAACCTTTCTGGAGGTGTTCAAGAACATATTGCCAAGGGTTTCAACCGAGCACTGACCGACGACGCAGTGGGGTGTAATCCGGTCCACAGCATGTGTTCTTTGACCTGAATGATTAGGACTCAGCTTCGCATAATTCACTAAGGGGCTATTACTCATGACCGCTCTCCCCTTTGGCTGCCTGGATTTGTTTTAAAGTTTGAACTACCTTATCGTAACCAACGGTGGAAACGAGAAAGCCAAGATACATCAGAATCGCAATCTCAACACCGATCTTAGTTGTAAAAGCTGTATCAGTCATGATCAGGTGCACAACGCTAACCACGCAGGCGATAACAACAGAAAGGATTGCTGCGAGAATATTGGAAGAATACTTAACATTACTCCCATCCAACAGTTTCTTAATACCCTCAACGGACAGATTTGTGATAGCAGAAACGATCAAAAGCGCGGTTAAAATAAAACTAATAGACATGGTCAACCCTCCTTGTAATCTGTACCTTCTTCGGAGTCAAACTCATGGTTTAATCTCTTTTCTCTCTCTTCGAAAAATGTTTCGAAAAGGGCTTTAAAGAAATACCCTAGCATGACACCTATCACCGTGGTAGCGATGGTGCTCGAAAGTGACTCCGCAATTTGCACTTGCCCCATAAATGCAAGTACATACGATAACTGTAAATCAATCAATGACACAAGCAGTATCAAAGCGACTGCTTTTTTTGTGAAGGTTTTTAGCCATGTTTTATAGGCTAATCTTCTATGACAAACCTTCTCGAAAAAGCATTTATGACATCGTCCAATAATGATAATCACCCCCTGGAGTTTAACTGATTTCTACGAGCGGCATTTAGTGCAGCATTATGCCTCATAATTTCACGATTGCTTCTTTTCTTTGGTGGACTGTTTTTTACATTACAAACTCTGATAAGAGTTAGAAGTCGGCTAAGATGCCACTTTTGAAATTCAACCGGAATGTTGTAGGAAATCATCCAGTAATAAATCAGTTCCGAGGTAATTGTTTCTTTGTTTCCTTTTTGCTTTTTATCCTCACAGAAAGTTGTAGCGGTCATTGGCGCTTCAATATAAGCATTTATGGATGCATAATTATCTGCGGTTAACCGATAATACACTTCAGGATCGACATTCTGGGTCAATGTCATACAACGGATATAGTCGATGATTTCTTCCTCTGTCTTTTCCTGTCTGCCTAAAAACGCCTTATTCCACTTACTTTCCCATTTTGAAAGAGAGACCAAAGAGTGTTCTAACTGCAGGGTCACCTCTTTCCTGTAAATGAATTCGTTGCGAATTTCATCGTAAAACTCGGCTGCCGGTACAGTTATTCTCAGCACTCTTTGGCCCTCCTACTTTTCTTATTTGACTTCGGCGACTGTTTTTTCCTTGACGCGGAGCACCTTATTTGTAAACTCTGCCGCATAAGCCGCATCCGTAACAAGTTTCTCAAACAGCACCTCATATGCCGGAGTTTCCATGAATGCTTTAGAAATCTCTTCCGACTTCATAAAGCGTCTGCCGTCATCACTCTTTTCGCCATAGGCACTCTTTATAAAGTTCTCAAAGAACTCCATAATCAAAGCACCGTTAGGACCTGCGGCAACGCTCTTGAGTTGAACATCATAACCCCCCTTTGCGCTCGCCTGCATTTTCACAATTTCAGGCTTGGAGAGGTCAAAGTAAAAATCTTCGGTTCTTTCAACGCCATTCAAATCGGTGTAAGTGATAGTTTCTTTAATCATATTTTTCTCCTTTCGATTAAAAAGGAGCCGCCAGCTTACCTGAATACGGCTCCATGTTTTAAAGATTAGCCCGCAGCTGTATTAAGATCATCGAAGATCTTGATGATTTCATCGGGCAGAGGAAGACGAGGCTCAACGCCGTCATTACCACCCTGAGTAGTAGGATCTTTACCATACAGGATCTCCTCCAGCTTAGTCATAAAGTCCGGACTAAATTTAGTGGAGTCGAAAGTCAGTGTAGCGGTCGGCTTCAGCTTCTTCCCATTAATCAACTTGTTAATGGCAACAGGAGTAGTGCTGATTTCCCAGGACAGGGTCGCAGCCTCGGGGTTGTCATTGATCGTGCTGTAGCCTTTTTCGGAAGGCGCAGCCAGACAGCCGTAAACGAGGTGCAGCTTGTAACCATGGTCATTCAGATCCGTATCATTGCCCAATACGGTACGATACGCCAGACCGAAAGTCTTACGAGACTGCTGGCCGGCAAACATACCGGGCATGATCTCGACAGAGCCATCGCACTCGGCAAACTCATCGGGATACATATAAGCCTCAACGGTTGCACCAAATTCCTCATTGGAAATCAGGTTTACATACTTAATGTTATCAGCATAAATGGGAGAGGGTTCGGCGCCGGAAGGGCTTTCGGTAACACCGGTAAGACCATTCCAAGCAACGCCCTTATTGTAGCTACTATCAGCCTGCATGGGGTAAAGGACACCGTGGTCACACCCAGTTTCATACAGCCGCTCGCCGACTTTGTCCCAAACGATTTTAGGCATATTGTGTTCCTCCTTAATTAGAAATATATTGAAAAATTCCAGTGATTCAGGTTATCACTTTTGTAATGGCGATTAAATCGACAAGTCTGCATTTTTGCTACCATATCCACAAAAGGACTATCCGGATTCTTGTCGATAACCGTCACGGAGTATTGCCTATAAGACAAATATACCCCGTCATCAGCATGCGCGTTCTTGAGGTCATCAAGTGCGTAAACGATGGCGGGGTAATTCATCTTAACCGACTCTGGTGGTTGAAAATACACATTACGACTACCCAGAAGTTGCTCCAACTGGGCTTGTAGAAATAGTCTACTTGCCATTGTATACACCTCCCACAGTCAGTATAAGCCTTGGGTACAGAACTTCAACACTCATGATTTTCCATTTCGCACCCATAAATTCAACATACCGCATAGAATGAAAATTCGCATAGGCAAATGGGTCAGCCAAAATGCTGATCTCATTCGAAATATTGATGTCGTCATTAAGATGCTCCGTCGTTTGAAGCTTTCTAGTATTACGAATCAATTCGCCATAGTACATTCGCTCAACAATGCGCTCTTCCCATACACCAGGCGTATTTTCTTCCGTTACAGCATATCCGACTGCTCCATAAAACTTTGCCATTTTGAATTTTC